TAGTGTAAGATAAAGAAACTGATACATCACCAAATTCTAAAGCTGTTCCACCTGAATTAACTTTTAATGCCTGACCAGCTGATCCAATGCTTGTTAAACCAGTTCCACCTTTTGTTGTAGGTACTGTTGGTAATCTAGCTGAGCTGATAGTTCCAGTTGTGATTGCTGAACCATCGATTGTTGCAACATTGAAAGTTCCAAAAGTTACAATATCAACTATGTCGCCATCAGCTAAAGCTGATGCAAAAGTTACTGTATCGCCTGATGTTACTGTTACATCAGTTGAATTTACCATCTTCACACCATTTTTATAAACGTCAATATAGCCAGCGTCATAAGCTAAAGTATTTCCGCTATCATCAACTCCAGTTACCGAAGATGGCGTACCTGATATTGTGTAAGTGTATCTGCCTGATGTTCCGTTAACAGATGAACCAGCGTTTTGCCAACCTGATGATGAATAAATTTTTAATTGGTTTGTACTTGTATCGTAGTACATCATTCCAACAGCAAGTGGATCGCCATCATTATCTACTGTTGGTGCTGATGAAAAATCACCTAAGTAAATATCTGTAAAATTATCTAAAGCTAATTCAGCTGCTGTTTGAGCAGTTTGTGCTGCTGTTGCAGATGAGGCTGCACTTGTAGCTGAACTTGATGCAGCACTTGCTGATGAGGCTGCATTGGTTTCACTTGTTCCAGCGTTAGTAGCTGCCGTTGATGCTGTGCTAGCTGAACTTGCTGCGTTCGTTTCTGATGTTGAAGCATTTGAAGCTGAGGTTGCTGCGTTAGTCGCTGATGTACTTGCTGCACTTGCTTGCGATGTTGCAGTTGTTGCTGAGCTTGAAGCTGATGTTGCAGAGTTTGCTGCATTTGTTGCAGAGGTAGCTGCATTTGTTTCAGAATTTCCAGCATTCGTTGCAGATGTTGAAGCTGATGAAGCTGAACTTGCTGCATTCGTCTCACTTGTTGAAGCGTTGCTTTCAGATGTTGAAGCATTACTTTCACTTGTCGCTGCCGCTGCTGCACTTGCTGCTGCTGCTGTAGCTGAGTTAGATGCGTTAGTAGCACTTGTTGCTGCCGCAGATGCTGATGAAGTTGCGGATGCTGCATCAACTAATAAATCCCATTTAGCACTATCTGTGTTTGAAGATAAAGGTTGTGAACCAGATGAAGTATGTGCTGTATTTGAAATGTAAATATTATTGTTTGATGTATCTTTTACTATATCTCTAGCACTGTAAGATGTACTAGCAGACCAATTTCCTTTGTATGTTCCTAATTCTTGCGTAACTGCAATCTCACCATTAGCATCAAATGCTAAAATCTTGTTTGCACGGTTACTTGCATCAACTGTAAATTCAGATGAAGTAAATGTATTTGTTCTTGAAAATTTTATAGATCGATCAACTTCTTCTTGTAACTCTTGCGATATAGATGTCAGTTTATCAAAAGCATCTTCTAAAGAATTAGCTGGAAGTGGATCGTTTTCAATTAAATCTAAACCTTGCGTCTGAGGTGTGGCTCTTCTTAAAACAACAGTTTCAGTAGATGTAGGAATGTTTCCAGCAGTGAATGTAACAGTTCCTCCGCCAGCATTGCCAACACCGCTAACAGTATAATGAGTGGTAATCGTTTTTGTGGTTTCTGTTCCATTTGAACTCCTTATTAAGACTTCAATGTCGTCTTGATCTGTTATTTTAAAAGTATAAGTGAATGCGCTAGTAGAACCATTACCGCTATAACTATTCTTTATTGTTGTTGTGCTAATTGTCATTTTTATTCTTCACCAAAGTAATTTCCTAAAATTGGTTTTCCTAAATTATTAGTTAAGATTTTTTGCTCAAATAACTCTTGAGCTTTTAATTCAATTCTATTTCTTGTTTCTTCCGAGCTTGAATATGGATTTGGACCACTGCCAATTAAATCACCATAAGCTGTTTCTCTTGCAGCTTGAAATGCCTTTTTAATTAATGCCTGTTTGTAAAAATTATCTTCTGCCTCTAAGTATTCAGAATTTTCTAATAATTGATTAACATTCTCTCTTGCATAATCGCCAGATCGTTTTTGTAAAAATCTTAATTCATCAGAAGTATATTCAACGTTTACTGATAAATTATTTTTAGTAAATGTTTTTGCTCTTCTTACTGGCAAGACCTCTGTTTGTGTTTCTTTAAGAGCGTCTAAGTGTGGTCCTTTTTTTTCTTTTGTCCAAGTACCCCAACGTTCTACAGGCTCACCATAAATATCGTATTCCGTATTTAATTCATTATAACCAAGAGCTTTTTTTACATATTCATTAAACTCAACAGCAAGCCTTTGATTAGTTTCGCCTTGTAATAAATCTACAGCTTTTGCACCTTGTTTAAATATTGTTGGTATAAAACTTGTTCCAACTTTTTGACCCCATCGTTCAGCACCTTTTTGTAAACCTAATTGCTCAAACGTTTGGTAATCTTCTATAAATTTACCAACACCACTCATAAAAGTACTGCTAGCCAAGTTTTCACCAAAAGAATAAATCAGTGCAGACGAAACTTTTAAATAATCTTGCCATTGATCATTATCTGAAAAACCCATTTCAGCAATTTTTGCTAAGTCAGCTGCTTGTTTAAACATCATAGCAACTGGATCAAATAAAACGTCTCTTACAGAAATTCTATAAGTCTCATCACCGTAAGGAATATTAATAGTACCATCACCAACACCTAAAGCTTTCTTTAAAGCAAATTTAGATCCATCTGCTTTAAACATAGTGCCAAGCTCAGGTGAAGTTCCTGTCGCGTAACCACCATAAGTCATCCCCATAACAGTTGTATAAAAACTTGCACCTAACATCATCTTTGCTTTAGCTTTAGCTTGACGTGCTGGTTCGTTTGAAAATAAATCGTCTCGATAAGATTTTAAAAGTAAATTTAAACCTGGAGTACGTTCTAAAGCAAACCCAGCAACGTTAGTTGGTGTTTGAATAAATGGTAAATAATAATTAGCAAAGAAATTTAAAACGCCAGTATTATTTTTTAATTTTTGTAAATGTGCGCCAGCATCTAAGAAATCACCTCGAGTACCTAATTTAGTTTGGTACACTGAATAAAGTGTAGCTTCCTTAGCTTGCTCAACCATTTGCTTAGTTGGATTAACAACTAAATCAGCTAAATAAGTTGGTGCATCTTCTTTCTTTAAAATTCCTTCTCTAACTTTTTTAACTGTATCTCTGTATGCTAAAGCATAAACCTCAGATCTATATTCTCTGTTTTTAAAAAAATTATCTGAGTAAGTTAAAAGTTTAGTTGGTATTCTGCCAAGCGTCGCAATCTTGCCGCCGTAATCTAAAAAGTTAGCAAGCACTGATCCTTCTGCTGCATTAAAATTTTCTGCTGTAAATTTACCTTGTCGAACTTCTGCTTTGTTACCAGCAATAAAACTTTCGATCTTATCAATGTTCTTTAAAGATCTACCCATTTCAGCCCACATTTCAGTTGTGGCTTGAGTTCTACCGTAAGCTTTAGCAAGATCTTCAAACTCTGCTACTCCACCAGCAAGAGCGTTATTAAATAATTTACTTTCAATTCCTCTTTCTAATTGAATGATGCCTTGAGTAATCCAGTTACCAGCAGTGTTTCTAACGTGTGTTAATGGATTAGAAAGAATAGCATTAATAAAAACCTCAGAGAAAGCTTCTGAAATTTTTGTAGTTAAGCCAGCACCTTCAACAAGTTTAGATCTGCCTTGTTTAGTTTGAACTGTAAGGTACGCCTTAGCCATACCTCTAATTTGTTCTTCACCACCAAGTTCTAATAATAATTCTGTTTTGTTTAATTCATCTAAATTAACGTTAGTGAATTTTTTAGTTCTTGTTGGAATTGAGAATTGTTGTAAGGCTCTAGCTGTTTCTGTTTGAACGCCTTTTAAAATCTTTTGTAGTTGCGAAGTTAAAGCCATATGTTGTCTATATTTCAAGACATCATCAGGCGTGCCAGATATAGCTTTTACAGCCAATTCATCTAGCTTAGCCATTGAGGCTTCAACTAATTCTCTTGTTGCTAAAATATATTCAGCATTAAGCGTATCGCCTTTTTTTAAATTTAATAATGTTGCTGATAACTTAGTTTGATCTTTTTGTAATATATCAGCTAAGGCTTTAGTTGCTTCATTAGTTTGAACATTTCTTTTTCTGTTACCAATATCTTTTTTGTAACTTTCAGAAATTTCATCAATGAATTTTAAAATATCTTCTTTAGACTGAATTTTATTAATATTAAAATCATCTAGCTTTTGTGGTGTAATCTTTCCACCAGCTTTAATTTTATATAAAATTTGGTCTGCTCTCTCATCAGGTTTAGGAACGTCAACTTTAGTCTTAACCTTAGTCGTTAATTGACCGTCAACAACTTCCTCAGCTTGACCATCAATTGTAACTTTTTGTTTTTTATCAGTATCTAGTAATTTATTTCTTTTAAACTTAGGACCTAAAATTTTTTCATCTATAATTTTTTGTGCATCGTCTAAAAGATTTTTACCTTCTTCTTTGGTAAATTGTTTACCAATTTGTCTAACGTTAACCATTAGTGAATTTCCTTTTTTGAAAAAAAACAAATATGTGAGGATAAATGTTTTTTACTATTTTTTTGTTGTTTCTGAAATAATATTGTTTTCTATACTCTCTGATACATTCTCATTAAGCTTACTCGCTGCCTCACCACTTGCAGTAGCGCCACCAACAGTGATTGCGTTTTGTTGCCAGTTAGATCTTTTTATTGCTTTAAGAATTGGAAATAATTTGTCAAAAGCAAATCCCATTCCACCGTACTCGATTAACTGAACTCCTTTATCAAATAACTCCTCAGCTGAGGTTTCTTTCGGTAAATTTATAAATTCTTTAAAATCTTTAATTGTTTCTGTATCTAATAAAAAACTATCACTCTTATTGAAAGCTAGGCTTGTTCCTAAAGCAAAAGAAATAGGTAATCTGTATTGTTGTGGCAATCCAATTGCTTTTAATTTTTTATATATTGGAACGGTATAAGCAGCATCTTGTCCAGCAACTGCTAACATTTTAGATACTAATGGACTGTCTTTATCTAATTCATCAAGTCGTTTTAATTGGTTATCAATTTTATCTTTAACAAACTCGTATGAACTATTTGGATTAATGCCAACAAAGTTTGTCACATTATTTACAAAATCAAATCCATTGGTGATGCCTTTAGTAAAACTAACAATCATATCTTTCGGCATACTTTTCACAAAATCAACTACATCATTTGCTAAGTCTGTTTTTTCTTCTTCCTTAACTTCACCAAAAGTAATAGGACCAGCTTCAACATCTGGCTCTTCATCAACGTATAATGCTGGATCTATGTTGTTATTCTTTAATAAATTATAGCCTTCATCCGAGTATAATTTTTCACCTTTTTGAATATTTAAATAAAAATCAATTAAATCCATATTAACCTTCGTTCATAGACTTTTTAGATATTGAAAGTTTACCTAGTACTTTAAAGTTTGAAACGTTCTCAAATCTTTTTCTAACTTGATAAACGTCTTTGATTAAATCTAAGTTTCTAATGTTTGTTTTATAATCAGATATGTTTTTATCTTTAGAAAATTTTTCAATGGCTTTCTTATAAAGATCGTTAAATCCTTCCTCTGGATTTTTATTAATAAGTTGTTGAACATCAACTAACTTAAATCCAATTGGTTGAGGCAAGTCTGTTAACTCAGGTAAATCCTTTTCACTAATATTAGTAATAACTTTTAAATAAGCTTCCTCAGGTGATAATCTTTCATTAACTATGTATGAATTATAACTTTCTATAGCATTATTAGATTTAATTTTTGTTTCAGCTACTTTTGAACTATCGTTTATAAATGAAAGAGAGTTTACGTCTTTTATAGATAACTTAATTTGTTCTTTAAATTTATCGTAATTTGATTTGCCTAATTTATCATTTTTATATTTTTCAATAATTCCTTTGTACATCACAACATCTTTTGGGTTCATACCTTCAAGAATTGATTTGTTGGAATTTAAATCAGAAATGATTTGATCTAACTCGTTTGCTGATTGTGCAATTGCTATTTGAGAATTAATTAAATCGGCAATATCTAAATCAGACTGTTTATTAGGATTATGATAAAATTTTAATAAAGCATTGTACTGAACTGTATTTAAACCATTTTGATTATATACATCATAAATTTGATCTAAAGATGGTTTGTTCTTTGTTGGATCATCAATGGCTAAATTAATTTCATTTATGACTGTTGCAAAATTATTTAATTGAGTTTCCGTATCAAATTTTTGTTTTTTAATTTCTGCTTCTTCTTGATTTAAAATATTTGAAATAGTTTTAGTACGACCATACTTTAAAAATCTTTCTGCACCTAAGTCACCAAATTGCTCTTTAATTTCTTTAACTACGTTTGGATCAGCTACATCAACGTTACCATTATCTATGCCTTTAATTAAAACGTTAGCAACATATAAACTATCTTTTTCTTCTTTTAATTTTTCAAAAGCTGCTGGACCATAAAAAGTTTGATTACTTGGATTAGAAAAAAAAGTGTTATAATTTCTTGTTCCAGTACTTCTTCTAAGAGCGCTATCACTCGTCATATCAAAAATATAACTGTTTAACTCTTTGTCCTTATTTAGTTTTGAAGTCTCAACAGAATTATTAATTATTTTTTTAGATAAATTTAAACCTAAGTCTAATGTTTGATCTCTTAAATATTTATCGACTTTTCTCTTAACGTTTTTACTTGAGGCATCAAACTCAATGTTAGCTAAGTCATTATTAAATGCTAAAACGCCTTCCTGAACTTTTGTGCCTGTAGAGTACTTGTTATAAATCTCAGCTATCTTAGGATTAAGTTTGCTAATGATTTCTGTTGTTTCGTTTGCCTCTTCTTCTTGTCTATTCGTCTGTGCAACATCTTCAATGATCTGACCAATAGATCCAATGCCTTTGCCTAAATTAGTAGCTAAAGATAAAGGTAAAGTTAAAGATCCTGTTTGTGGAACCTCAGGAGGTCTAACTTTGTTTTGAACTTGATAAATTTTAAGTACAGCCATTATCCTAATAAACTTCCTGTTTTATAATAACTACTGCCAGCTGATCCGATTGCTTTTGCAAACTCTGCATTTCTTGTCATCTGACCACTAAATCTTTCGCCAGCACCTTTAGCTTGTAATAATAAAGATTGATTAAGCTGATCGTTAAAATCCATTTCAGCATTAAACTCAGCAATTGCTAAATCAGTAGCTTGGTTAACTTTAAATTCTAAAGCAGCTAAGTAAGGACTGTCACCTTCTCTAAACTCGACACCACTTTTTAAAATGCTAACAAAAAAATTTGAATATTCTCGATTGTTTTGTTTTTCAATTAATGGTTTGGTAACTTGATTAAATGTAGCTTTGCTTATTTCTGCTCTACGTTTAGCTAATGCTGCTTGTTGATTGTAAACACTTTGATTGTACTTTCCTAAAGCATCTGCACCTATACCACCAACAATATTTCCTATAGCACTCATCTTAATATATCTTCGCCATTCTGTAATAGTTTGTTTGATTAGGTCCGTACTTTTCCATAAGACCTTCGTTCTTAAATCCTAAAAATTTTGCAAACTTCAAACCCATTTCAAAGTTTTCTTTAACAGTCGTCTGCAATCTATAAATTTTATTATTTTGACAAATTAAGTCTGTTCTTTTTTTTATTAAAGATGCAGCTTTAATTTTGTGTTTAAATATCTCTTTGCTTGCAAGCACCCATCCTTCAGCCACACCAAACCAAAGAGGAAAAACGCCACCGCTAACAATAGGCTGATTGTCATACAATAAAGTAAAAGCCATACTAGGTATTGGAACGTCGATCCTATTTTCTTTATAACTGTTATCATCATCCATTAACTCATCATTCATTCCAATCGACATCATATAATCGCCGTGCAGACGTTGATAAGGAACAATTTTATAATTAGCCATCACTTGTTACGACTGTCGGATAAATCGCTAATACAGAAAGTGGTAAAGGTTGATCTTGTTTTACAAAGATAAATCCGTCCGTATTATAATCGTCTCTAAATTCAATTTCTTTATCACCAGCTATTAAAGTAGAAACTGCTGTGTCCATTGGATCTGATGAAGTTCTAAACGGTACTGTTTCTAATTCTGTTAATGATGGACCAACTTTTACACCAACTGTTTCAAATAATCTTAAAACAACTTTTGAAATTCTTTTTGTTTTACCTTGCGAAGTTCCTTCGGCAGCTCCACCTTCAATTCGCATTGTTTGTAGAATACTGTCATAAGATAAACCAACCACTGCTTTTTCAGTAGAACGATCTAAACTAATTGAACCTGAACTAACTGTTTTATCAGCGTGTGTTGCACCATCTGCTAAAATTGAAACGGTTTGTCCTTCTAAATGACCTAAACCACTTAATGTTGTAGTAGCTGCACCATCGTAAGTTAAATGACTATCTAAAAACCTAAAATCAGTTGCTGTGGTTTCATCAAAATCAAAGTCAGAAAAGACCTCAACATAACGTTTAGTAGCGCCATTTATAGTTCTTTTAATAATAACCCAAAGTTCATCCTCAGTTAAAACACCTGAGATTGTTGCAATACTTTCGCAAACGGCATTGCCTGAGCTAAAGGATCCACCAAAAATGTGTCTATGCCAAGCAACAACATTCTCAGATCGTTGGTAAGTTAAACCAGCTAAAACTCCATCTTCTCTAACGCACCATAAAATACTGTCAGGTTCTTGTTGGTAAGCCATTTCGTTTATTCCTGACTTAGTAACAATATCATTTAAGATCGTTAGGTCAGCAGCTTGGTAACCATCAACATCAAAGTTATAAGCTAACTCTCTAATTTTTCTTTTTGCTTTTTGTAAAAATAAAATTGCGTTACCAGCAAGTTGAGCATCTACATTTGCTGTACCATAAGAACTTTGTCTTTTAATAGTAATGTTCGTTGGTGTTACTGCTGCATCTGTTCCATCTGCTGAAACTGTAAACTCACCACCAGTTGTGCCGATGATTAAAGTTCGTTGTGCTTTTAAATAACGAATAGCATTTACTTGGTTTGAAGCAATCGTGTAAACCATAGCATCATCTGCATTTGTGCCTGTTGTCATATTTTCATAATCACCTGATTTAGAAAAATATAATGTTTGAGGCTCTGCTGTTGTGCCACTAAAAACTAATCGTTGTTCAAAAAATGTTACTGCTGATGGATGTCCAGTTGCCGTTGAGAATGCTCCAAGCTTCCAATCTACAGTAGCAGTAGTGTTATCAAAATCACTTTTAACATCTGCGGTAACTTGAGTTCCTGATGTATAAGCTGTTATTTCTGCATAACCGTTTGAAAAATTTATTAATCTACCAACATCAGTTGACAGAAATGTACTTACACTTGCAGTAATGGTAATGCCTGATCCTGTGGTTGCTGACGGTGTCATTGTAACAGCAGTTGTGTTTGGTTCTAAATAAGGTCCGTCAGTAAAGACAACTTCATCTAAACTCCACGCTGCGTGTCCAGTTCGACTTAATTTTTGTACTGGATGACTTGGATGTACGATGTACATAACGTCAGCAGACTGAGCAAATTTAATGTCAAATAATTCTGCTTCTAAATAAGGTGTAGAAATTTCATAAGCAGATCCACCAGATAAAATTTGTCCTTTGTCTTTGTAAAATCTAATGTACTGATCACCAAACTCTAAAACATAAGTTTGTGTCGTAGAAAATTCAAAAGGTATTAATCTTGTTTTCTTTGTACTGTCTTTAACTTCTGCAATAAATTGAGTGCCAACTCTTCTGGTAGCAGCACCTTGCGGATGTATTAAAAAATTTTGTAATGTTTTACAGCCTGTACTGTATTTAGCAAAATCTGTTCTTCCATCAAGCTTGGCTCCTAATTCACCTGAAACAAAACTTGTAAGTGCAAGCGTTGTTCTAGGCATTATAACCTCGCATCAGTAAATTCGTTGCTCTCAATCGTTCCTAAAGAATTTTCAGTAGCATCAACAAATCTAGCTTCTCTTAATCTTTCATCAGCTATCGTTTGATAATTGTTTGCTAGAGTAGCATTATTGGTAACGGCATAAGCAATATCTGCTGCTAATGCTGAACTAATCGCTTCTTGTAAATAAACATCATATTCGTTTGGATCGGTAATCAGCGCTATATAAACTAGATAAACCGTACCTTCGTTTGTTTTAATTTTTCTGCCTTCAACTTTATAATCTATGCTGTCGGCAATACTGTCCGTCGTGCCAGTATGAATTTTTAAAACTCTTAAACAATCACTAGGCAAAGTGTAAGCATAAGAAAATTCTACAACAGGCGCTGTGCTGTCTTGAGCTAATTGAACTCTTTTAGTTAAACAATTCCAAGAGTGTGATCTAAATATTCTATTTCTTACTGGTTCATATCTTTGATTACAAAGACGAGCATTCTTACTATCATCTGTTAATGCCGTAATTGTTGATGCACCTAATAAGTTTAATGCACTATTTGCTATATCTACTACGCTTGCCATCTTTTATTTTCCTCACAATTCATTTCTAATCTAAATGGAATTCCTATTTGAACTAAATTCTTATAAATCTGATCGCCAATAATTTTACTTTCAGCCATACATTTTTCATAAGATCTAAAAAACTTTTTTTCTTTTTGTTCGTACTGCATACATTCAAAGTAAGGCGAACAAACTATCGCTACAATTACAAAACTTTTAAACATTAATTGATTGAGATACCTGGCGAATTGCTCCGCCAGGCATTTATTTTATGGATTACTCAACAGCATAGAAAACCATACACTTAATTGTTCCAGTAGCTGTTCCGCCACCAGTTGTAATTAAAATGTCAGTTTCTGCTGTTTGTTCGTATGCAACACCATCGATAGCACCATCTTCAGACATAACTACTTTTCCAGCAGTAGCCGCAGCTGTTGCTGTAATGTATCTGTCTGTATCTGAGCTGTCGCCAACTGCAAGAGTTACGCCAGATCCTAAAGCTCCATGAT